CACACCAGATCAGCCACTGCTCGGTGCTTTTGTTGGCCAGGGTGGCTGCTGCTGCAACGCGCAGATCGAGCGATGCCTTGCGTACCTGCCGCTGATCGCTGAGCGTGCGGGCCTCCATGGCGAACAGTGCCATCTGGCCAGCGTCATCAGTTGCGGCATCACGTGGCGTCTCAACTGTGCAGTCATTGATCTGCAGCGCCGGCAGGATGAAGCTGCCATCGTCGTAGCCAAGGTCTGATGGCTTTCGGATCGTGACCGCCCAGCTACAGACCCACTCCCAGAACTTGTCTCGCGCGTGACCCTTGAGCCGCCACTTAGCGGTATCGCCGCCGTCATGCACAAAGAACATGGCCAGCATTTCGGTGCGGGTCATCACGCCGATGAACTCGGCATGGTTGCCGAGCTCCATGTGGTCGTTCGGTGCTGGCGTGGCTGAACAGGCCAGACGGAATGGGGTCTGCGCGAACGACTCGATGATCTGATTGCGGATCTTGCCGGTGTATGCCTTGAGGATGCTGGACTCATCTAGCACCACGCCATCGAAAGCGGATGGGTCGAAGTGGCTCAGCTTCTCGTAGTTGGTGATCGTGATGCCGCGGCGCACGTCGGCTTGCGTTGCAGCGAACGCGCATGAGATGCCGAACTTGCTGCCCTCGCGCACCGTCTGATGTGCCACGGCAAGGGGTGCTAGCACCAGCACGTTGCCTTTGGTGTGCCGGCAGACCTGTGATGCCCATTCGAGCTGCATGGCGGTTTTGCCCATGCCGCAGTCGGCCCAGATGCAGAACCTGCCAACACGGCAGGCCATGGTCACGATGTCCCGCTGAAAGGGGAACAGCGGCGCGGTGAAGGATGCCGGATCAAATCCTGCTGGTGGGCAGGCTGTGGACTTTGAAGCCAGAAAGTCTGAGTAGGTCATAGGCGGAGGATCGGGCTGGGTGTCCCAGCGCTCGGCACAGTAGCGCAGCCTGCCGCAACTGCTAGTATTTGGCCGCAACTGCACGCAACTATGGACAACACCGCGTATCACGCGCATCCGGCCGTCTCAAAGTCTCATCTGGATCTCATCGCGCGATCACCGCTGCACTATTGGTCGCGCTACCTGGATCCGAACCGCATCACGCCGGAGCCGTCTGCTGCCATGCGTCTTGGCACTGCGTTGCATACGCACGTGCTCGAGCTGAGCAGGTGGGATGAAGAGATCGCCGTAGCGCCTGCCATGGATCGCCGCACCAAGGCCGGCAAGGAGTCTTATGCAGCATTCGAGGCTGCTGCTGCTGGCAAGACCGTGATCACCGCCGACGATGCCGAGGTGGTGATGGCCATGGGCCGCAGCATCATGCGCCATCCCGGTGCAGCAATGCTGCTGGGTCTGCCCGGCAAAGCTGAGACCACGCACATGTGGACGGACGCCAACTATGGGGTGGAGTGCAAGTGCCGGCCGGATTGGTTGACCGATGACGGCAGCATCATGGTTGATCTCAAAACCACCAGAGACGCCAGCCCACGGGGCTTCATGCGCAGCATCGCTGATTACCGCTACCACGTGCAGGCCGGCTGGTATCTGAACGGGGTTGAGCAGGCCACCGGCAAGCGCCCGGATCAGTTCATCTTCATCTGTGTGGAATCGACCGCGCCCTACGCCGTGGCGGTTTATGCCGCTGATGAGGTAATGACTGATCGCGGCTATGAACAGGCCATGAAGGATCTAGGCAAGCTGGCCGTTTGCCGTGCTGCTGACAGCTGGCCGAGCTACAGCGATCAGATCGAGACCATCAGCCTGCCGGGTTGGATGACGGGCGCCAGTGGCGGGCAGCAACAGATCACCGAGATCGAGACGTACTGATGACTGAATCCACAGCACTCACCACCACACAACCCGGAGGCTCAGTCTTCTCGGGCATCCAGGCTTTCGAGGATGCGCAACGGATCGCCAAGGCACTGGCTAGCAGCACATTGATCCCGCCGCAGTTCCAAGGACAGCAAGGCTTTGCCAACTGCCTCGTCGCGCTCGAGATTGCAGGCCGCATGGGCATCAGCCCATTTCTCGCCATGCAGCACCTGCACGTGATCCACGGTCGCCCATCGTGGGGCAGCAGTTTCATCATTGCAATGGTGAACGGCTGCGGCCGGTTCAGCCCATTGCGGTTTGAGATTAGCGGTGAAGGCGATGGCCTGGCCTGCTATGCGGTTGCCACCGATCTAGCCAGCAGGCAAGAGCTGAAAGGCCCAACGGTCACCATGGCGATGGCGAAGAAGGAAGGATGGGCCACTAAGAGCGGCAGCAAATGGCAGACCATGCCTGAGCTGATGATTCGCTATCGCGCCGCGGCCTTCTGGGGCCGTCTGTATGCGAGTGACATGCTGCTCGGTATGCAGAGCCAAGAGGAGGTGTTGGACGTGCAGCCGGTAACGGTCAGCGCAGCACCTGCAACCACAAGCGTGGCGGATCTCAATGCCAAGCTGCAGCCCGAAACAGCAGCCGCTGCAACGGATGACGATGAGATCTTCTGACTACTTAACCGCCACGCAGTTATGCCAGCGGTGGGGTGTCAGTCGTGACACGCTGCTGCGCTGGCGCAAGACCGGTAAGGGGCCTGCATACTTCCGCACGCCCGGTTTCGTGCTCTACCCCTTGGCCGAGGTGGAGCAATACGAACAGGCCAACACCATCAACCCCGGAGAGCAATGAGCTTCAAGCTAAACCTGGCGATCTTCAAGTCCACTAAGCCTGAGAGCAAGGTGGATTTCAGCGGAATGATGAGCGTGAAGGTGGAGGAGCTCGATGCGTTCTGCGCATTTGTGCTTAGCCAGACGCCAGATCAATACGGCAGCGTCCAGGTACCGATCAGCGGCTGGAAGAAAACCAGCAGCAAGGGGCTTGCCTATGTGAGCGCTGTGGCGCAACCGCCAATCGGATGGGAGCCGCCGCAGGCTGCTGTTGCTGCTCAGAGCTTGGCTGCCGCGACAGATGGCGTGGTGGCGGAGGTGATGGAAGAGCCGTTTTTTTAACGCCCCATCAGCTCGCATTCGAGCCGGGCGATCTCGTTGACGGCCTGCTGCAGCAGCTGCTGCTGGTAGCAGGCTTGCTTTAGGAGAGCTGCTGCCATTGGGCCCGCATCCTTGCTTGCGAGCAGGGTGCGGGCTTGTTTTTCAATCTCAAACTGCTGTTCTGCTGATAGCTGGACAGCCATCCACTCACCGAAGTTCATGGTGCCATAGTGGTGGTGTACAGATGCACGTTAGCGAAGCTGTGAAGTGCCCCCATTGCGGCAGTGGTGAGATACGCGCAACCTATACCAACGGCCACGATGCTGACCGGGTTGTGAGGCAGCGCCGATGCTTGGCGTGCCAGCACCGCTGGTACACGGCAGAGCTGGCGGTGAGCCTGGCCGTGGTGGGCTGGGAGCGCAAGGAGCCAAACGGTAAAAGCGTTCCTGTGCTGCGCGTACCGGTGGAGCTGGCAGTGGGCACTAACGCTGTGTAACGGTATGCGACTGCGAGTGCTTGACATGCACCGCAGAAGGGGCATAATGGCCACACGAGGGGAGCGGTCCACTCGCAAAACTCAACCGCCGCGGAACCGGGCACACGACGCGTCACCACGAACCCAACACGGCCTGAGTAAGCCCACGCCGCCGGTTGGTCCGGCACACCAATCACCACCACCATGAAACAGGCACTCACAAGCGACTGGGGGCCGACTCTTTACCTATGGACTGCTCAGCTCGCAGAAATCATCGTGGCCGTGTACGTCGCCGGCCTAATACTCGGCGCATGGCTGCATCGCCTAAACGACCGCATTGCACGGATGGCCGCATCATGAACGTTATCAACAACGCCATCTGCTGCCTGATCGTTGCCAGCGTGTTCGCCATGATCGGCATCGAGTCCGGCGCGCATCACAGCCCTACCCACTCGGGCACGCAGCACGTGGTGCGCCATGACTGAACGCCGCTACTACTTTCAGATCCCGAGCGCCAATGTGATTGACTGCGTGATGGCTGTCAGCATCACCGACGCCAAGGCGCAAGCATTTAAGGAGTACGGCCACCAATGGCCAGATCTTGAGTGGATCAACGCCGAAACCGTTACTGAATCCGTGATCTATGGCTGAGGTATCTGGCGCGCTGTTCCAATGGCGCAACGATGAAGAAGACGGCGCCTGCTACGGAGAAGGCGTCAGCCGACCACGCCATAACGCCCGCGTGAAGGATTTCACTGTGCTGGTGCGCCCGCGTGGTGCGCAACCGCTTAAGTGGTATACGCGTGCCGAATCAAAGGCTGCTGCAGCCAAGTACGCGCGCAACCGTTGGCCTGGCGCCACGGTGGAGGTGGTGTGACCGACATCCGCTACCGCCTCGAGCAGCTGCTTAACGATACGGGCGCCTACCGTCAAGGTCGTCAAGATGAACGGGAGCGGCTGCAGCAGCTGATCGACATCAGAATCGACCAGCTGAGCAATGTGCCCGGCATCCGCAACCGCCAGCAGCTTTGCGCTGAACTGCTTCACGTCCGTCAACTCCTTGACCCATGAACACTGTCCAACTTGACCAACAGCGCGCTGACATGATCGACGCACTGTATGAACGCAGCGGCCGCACTTGTCGGACTTATACCGGGCTGTGGGAGGAGTTCTGCCGCGATATTGCGGCCAACTTCCGCGACACGGATTACCCCGAGTTGCTTGCCCGCGTGGTGCGCGCCATGGATGCCGCCGAGTCGGTGATGACGCAAAAGCAAGCGCAGCAGGCGATCGAGATCTGCCGCCAGCAGCTGCTGGGAGACAAGTGGAGGTGATCCCGCGCGGCCGGCCATTCAAGGCTGGCGAGGAAAACATCGCTGCGATCCTGACGCCGGAGCTGGTGCGCAAGCTGCGCCAGCTTCAACGCGAGGGATGGAGCTATCGCCAGCTGGCGGCTGAATTTGATGTAGACGAGAAACACGCATGGCGCATCTGCAAACGCATCGCATGGAGCTGGCTCGATGACTGATCAGATCAACCCGGATCACTACCGCCGCGGGCCAGTGGAGGCTATCGACGTGATCGAAGCGGCGATCACTGACGCGCCACACATGGTGCCTGCCTATCTGCAGGGCCAGGCGCTGAAGTATCTGCTGCGCATCTGGTGCAAAGGTCACGCGCTGGAAGACGCCCGCAAATGCCGCTGGTATGTCGACCGTCTCATTGCCAAACTAGAGGCATGATGCCGCAACTACCTGGCCTGAACATGCTTGAGCGCTGGGCGCTAGGCATCCTCGTGCGCAGCCATCGCACTGGCTTGGTGGTCGTGAAGGAATACGGCAGCGCTCGGATGGTGGTTGCGGCAGATCAAACGGATCCAGTGGCTGCCTATGTCACTAACGGCCCTGATGAACCGCCCAGCATGAAGCTCGAGCGGATCTTCCATCAGCCGAGTTATGGAGAGGAGGAGTGATCAGCCTGCACGCCGGCCGCCTGCTGCTGGTGTGCAGCCGCTCTGACCGCAACTGGCACGCGCGGATTGTGCTGGGCCCTAAGCCTGAGCTACAGATCGAGGCCGATACAGGCACGGTACAGCTGCAGGAGGCATTGCTCAGGGCACAGTCGATCTATCGCGCAGCAGTCAACAACCTGCGGCCTGCTGATGGCCCGCCCATGTGCTGGGACTGCAAATATTGGGAGATGCGGCAGCAGGGCTGCGGGTACGAGTTGCCAGAATCAAGGCGTAGTGGCGGTCGTTATGCCGCTCGCTGTGAGATGTTCAGCCGTGCCGCGTGAATGGGTCACACCAGTGCGTGAGGCTTGGTGCCCGGTCATTCACCAAGCATTGCAGGCGATTGATCGGCACAATCAGCTCTGGTTTGTCAGCAGAGATCCATTTCATGAGCGCCAAGCGCAAGCGCTGCGCGACTATGTCGACAGACTGAAGACATGGATCCACCAGCAGGAGCGGGGCGATGTTCGGACCTGAGGTGATTAGTCGCACTGAGCGCGATGGCGGCAGCATAGAGACGATCATGCCTGTGAAGGGTGAGGTGTATTACCGCAGTTGTGTTGGTGGTACCTGCAGATATTCGAGTGATCTATGGCAGGCCGAGCTCTATCTTGACCATCTGCTGGCCCGATAATGCTCCACGACGTGCTGATCCTGATGCTCGAGTACTGGGTGACGTGCCTGATTGCGCTGTGGGTCTGCAGCAGGATCTTGCCCTGAATGTGGTGGCCGGTGGCGGGTCCTCACGCGGTGTCCGCCTCACCGCAGCCGGCCGCTGCGGTACCGCCTAGATCCTCAAAAAGGTCTAGGCCGAAAGCGTAGCGTCGTCATGCAACCACTGCGCGATGGCCCACTCACCCAATGCTGACCAGAAAGGCTGGCCTCTGTACCAATCCACCCATGGCTTATGGCCCTTGCTGCAGTTGCATCCCATACAGCAGGCCACCAGGTTTGATGGCGTGGTAGTGCCGCCGTGCGCTTTGGGGATGACGTGATCAATGGTTGGGCTGCGGCCGAGGTCTGCGCCGCAGTAAGCACATTGATAGTTCCAAGCTAGCAGGATCTGATCACGCGCTGATCGCCGGGTGATCAGGCGCGTCTCTTCAATGCGGTGTCGATCCACAGAGATCCTCAGGCACCGGCACGCAGTTCACTTCAATGTCGATGATGTCTTCATCGGATCGGACATGCTCAGCGATTTGACTGTAGACATCACCAGGTATGTCATCGGCCGGCGTGTCTGATCGGATAAAGATCTTGGCGGAAACCTCTAGGTAGTAACCGGACATGGGCTGGCCGCCATTTGGCATACGGTAGCTGTCGCAACCGAGTCTCACGGGATTAAAGATTTGATCTGGGATTCAGCGGCATAATCCGCGCTACGGTCCCGCAATGCAATACATCCTCCGCATCGGCCCGTGGCACGTCGGGCCATTCTCGACCCATCAAGCCGCCAGCCACTTTGCTGAATCGCACGGCTGCGACGATTACACGATGATCCCAATGGATGATCCTGCCGAAGCGCCCGGCAAGATCTACCGGCTGCGCATGGCGCCCCTAGCGCACCCCATGAAAAAAGCGCC